CGACTTCGCCATTCACCACCTTGACTTCCTTGTGATAAAGATGCTCAGTCCAATTCGCTCCTGTAGCAGGTCTGTGCACTTGTCGCATTAACGCCATGTGTTTATCCTATCCTAGTAGTTGATGCTGAGAGTGTCAGACACTGCGCCAGTAATGTTCTGTGTGGCTGCGTAGTTCGTGTCAGTGACGCCTGCATCTGCATCTAGCTTGGCACAAAGAGCGTTATGCTTGGTCTTAATTTCAGTGAGCAGGGCAGAAATCTGATTCAGTGTGCGTACTGCATCATCATCGACCTCATTTGGTCTTACTGATTCATTTGCCATAGTTGTTCTCCTATAACAGTCGTAACTGTTTAATATTCGGAACATACGATGTAGGGGAAGACTTCTTTACAGGGTTCTTCCCCCCATCTGTACCGTTTGTCAAGGGGACACCCGCTTTACGCAGTTCTCTGATCCATGCTATTTCTGCTTCGTCACTTTGTCGTGAATCAACCCAATCAAGAATCACAAGTTCAGGCATTAAACCTTCACGATGTAGTTTCTTTAACCAATTGATTTTGTGTGTCTTTCCAATCAGGAACTGTGGAGCATTGTGCTCCCAATATCTCACGTGTGGTCTGACAGACTGTCCTATGTAACGAACCTGATGTGTAATAGGATCACATAAGGCGTAAATGGCTGTCTTCTTCATCTGTTTAGCTAATTGTGGCTGAAACGTCCACAAGTTTTGCGTGATGACGTGCAGCACCCTCAACAACAAGTGTGAGGTAGCAGCGGATGAAGTAGTCAATGCTGTCACGAGTCTTCGCCAACTCTTCGTAGGTGAAGTCACGGAGAACAGGCATAGAAACCAAGTTCATGTCAGGTGCGAGGATAGTGTCAGCAAGAATGGTTGCATTGTCGAACAACTCAACAATCGGAAGACCGAAGTAAGTTGGGACTTGGAATCCACCGTTGATGGTTGCCTTGTCCTGATAACGAACCTGTGGCTGTAGAATGCTCCACAGCTTGCGTGCCATTGACTCACTCATGAGAAGGTGAGTTGGGCGACCGCCAGGAGCGGCACCGACCAACTGATCAAGAAGAGCAAGACTTAGGGGACCGTCTGCACCGCCTGTTGCGCCACCTGTGTTGGTGCCGTCAATGGTTGTGGTGATCCACTTGGCAAGACCGTCAAATTCGTTCGGACGAGCAGTGCTGTCTCCACTGATGATCTTGTCTTCAAGAGTACGAATCATACCCAAGGTTGAGTTCTGAATCTCGCGCTGTAGAATGTTGACGAGTTGGCGAGAGGCATCAATAACCTGTCCTGAGAGTTCACCACGGATGTAGATACTCTTGATCGGTACGATGCGCTCTGCGTAGGTCGCATTCTGCGCGGCAGGTAGGGCACCCAACTCAGCGCCGAATGACGCTACAGGAAGACCGTTCTGCTCACGGTATGCGTAGGCATAGCCGTCATGTGGGAACTTGTTGATCAAGTTCCAAAGAGGTGATCGCTGCTCAATGAACATACGAATACCTGCCTCAATAACAGAAGGAACAAGGATGTTACCTGTGGTTCCTGCCTGAGTATCGAGGGCCTTACGAATATCAAAGACTTCTTCATTAGCCATTGTTATGTGCTCCTAATGTAACTCTCAAGGAAGAGAGCGTTTGTTGAATAATGTGTTGAGTTACACGCGGTGTGTAATCTAAACTCTGAGGCCAGCCTTAACAGCAGCACCAAAGATTGAATCACCGTTTGCAATAGACTTCTCAAACTGCGCGAGTGGACTCTTGTCCTCTTCCTGCTTTGCTGAATGAACAGCAACAGACTTGTCAAGTGGCTGACCACTAATGTCTTCAAGGCTCTGCTTTACTGCCTGCAATTCAGATGCCATGACGTCAATAGTTTCGGTCTTAAACTTGAAGAGAAGAGATTCAATTGACTCAGCTACGCGAGTTTCAAGGGCCTTTTCTACTGTCTCTTCCTGAGTTTCAGTCACGACTACTTCCACTTCAGCAGGAGTGTCACTTGACTTCTCAAGTCGATCAGTAATTGCGAGTACGCTTGCTGTCAGAGTTTGTACGCTCTTAACAAGTGCCTCAACTGTTGCTTCAAGAGGGGTAACTTCAACAGTCTCACTCTTTGTTACATCAGTCTCTGTATCCTGAGTTTCAGCAGGAGCTTCCTCAGTATTCTTGGTTACAGAATCATTTTGTGATTCCTCAGTTTTAACATCAGCAGCAGATTCGTCGCTCTTTACAACTGTCTGTGCGTCTGATGATTCTTCAGTAGACTTAACTACTGCGGCATCGGTCTCTTCGACCTTTTGCCCTTGAACGTCAGTCTGTGTCATGTTTGACTCCTGTACTTGTTCTTGTGAGAGTTCATCCCATTTGACACTCTTTTGGAGTGCTTCGACATACGCAGTTGGGTAAGCAGGCGAACCAACTACACTAATTTCACGGAGCAAAACATCTTCGATGACCTTTACACGCGCCTTGATGGTCTCGTCCCAATCGTAACTCGCCTTCTTAATCTTTCCGCCAACTGAAAAGCCAAGTTTAAGTGGCTTGTTTGGGCGTGGAGGTGAGTTCAATTTGGTGAACAAGTCTCTGGCGGTACTTGAATCCTCATCGAGTTCTGCTTCGATCCACAGGTTAAAATCGCTATCAATCTCTGCCTTGGTCACATAACCAAGAACATCATCCCATTCGTCACGATGACCGCTTCGAAGAGGAATAAGTGATAGCTCACCATCAGGAAGATAGATACCTTCCTCAATAGCCTTTGCAAAAGCATGTATAGCGGACTTCGCCATTTTCTCACCGTGATAATCAAGGTTGACTCCACTAGCAAGTCCTGCGATATACATGTGTGACACACCGTCTATATCTTTACGGTATGACTTCTTGATTGGCATAGTCAGCTTGAAATCTGTGCTGTCTACGCTTTCGTTTGTTTTAAATGGATTAGAGTTGTTCGTCATCTTCTGTATCCTCTTCTTCTATAGAGACTATGTCCTTATAGGGAATCATGAAAGTTGTTAGGGCCTCACGCGCACGCTCTATGTAGCCTTGTCTCAATACAACGTCTGAAACAGCGAGTGCTTTTTGTGTAGAGGCAAAGGCATTGTTTATACGTGAGTCATCAATGACACTCACCACATCGTGCAGGTATGTATATGCCTGACGAAGTGAAGCGTCGTCGTGAAGTGCATCATGTAGCTTGACAATCGCTCCCTGAAGTTCTATACTGACGTTAGGAGAAAATGACTTCGTGATAACACGAGAGTTTCCTGATGCAACCTGTGGATCAGCGTGTGGAACAGGCTCACCTTCAGGAGGATCAGACTCAACACTCGGTACCTTGTCGGTGTTGGTCTTCGGAATCTGAAAGTACAGTTGCATACGATCAAGAGGAACTGCGCCTGTCGGAGTCATGATGAAGTTGATATCACCACCCTCTACAGGAGCCATGCCCAACTTGGCACGAACCTCATTGACATTGAAGTTACCGAAAGCCTGAGCCTTCGTGTAATACTGCATCTGCTCAATCTGATCACGAGTATCACCTTCAGCCGAAGCGAAGATGGTATTCTTGACACCGAGAATGTTTCTGATAAACTGATCATTGATAACCGATTCGATAATGTATTGGAGAGGACTGATACTTTCCGTACGGAATGTCTTGTCCTGTTCCTTACTGTTCGAACGGTTGGCGCTCTCCATGATTCCAACCTTTGCAGGCGGAACGTCAAGGACAGCAAGGATTTCTAGGATGATGAACTTTCTTCCCTCAAGGAATCCCATTTCTGTGTGCGTGGCAACAGACTTGCTAATGTCAACACTCTCACCTTCAATGATGATAGGCTTGTGTGCTGACTCAGGGCCTGTGTAGTTGTCTTCAAGCCACTTTCTGTTTCTTTGAATTTCATCAGGGTTTGCATTGCGAATACCGATGATCGTTCCGCTCACACCACTGTTCTTGAAGAATGATGCGTTGTAGCGTTGTGCATACAAGTCAGCAGCAACGGCCATTTTCAATGATTCCAATGGAGAGAGTCCATACAGGTCATTGTCAGGATCGTCAATACGGAAGTGAAGAATCTCTTGTGGTTCGTATTGAATAACATCATCCGTCACGTCATCAGGGTCTTTCTGATAGTAAGCAAGAACATTGCCGTTC